AAACCTTTAGTACTATCAGGTGGAGTGAATGTAGAGAAGTTAGCATTTAGTCCTAAAGACTTAGAGATTGGAGACTTAAGAGAGTCATTCGAGTCTCGTGTATCTTCTGTACTTGGCGTTCCTTCCATAATCGCAGGATTAGAAGTTGGACTTAAGTATGCTACTTACTCAAACGCTAAAACCTTGCGAGAGTTCTTTACAGAACAAAAGCTCATACCTTTATGGGATATGGTGTCGCAAGAGATAACACATCAGATACTTAAAGTAGATTACCCTAACTCAAGTAACTTAGAAGCTAAATACGATTACACAGATGTAAGAGCTTTACAAACAGATACAAATGAGATTTACGAGAGAATGAACTTAGCAGTCACAGGTGGTTGGGTTACAATCGCAGAAGCAAGACAAAGCATTGGCTTACCTACTACACCTGAGCAAGATGTCTATTTACTTCCTGAAGGTAAAGTAACTATTCCTGCAAACCTCGTTACAGAGTATCAACCTTCGACTATTGAACAAGAAGAACAGTCTGATGAAGTACCTGAAGCAATAAGCCTCGCAAGTATGCAATCTGCTGAGTTAAAGATAATACAAGAGATAGACGGAGAGTACTGTGTCATAACAGAGGAGACAGGTCGCAATATGGGTTGTTACCCTACTAAAGAGTTAGCAGAGATACGGCTTAGACAAATAGAGAGATTTAGTGATACACCTAAAGCTATGGTGGGTAAAGATGAATTTACTACCTTAGAAGAAGCCGAAGCTAGAGCAGAGGAACTTGGTTGTAATGGTACACACCAACTCGATAAGGACGATAATACTATCTATATGCCTTGTTCTACACACGCTGAGTATGAACAACGCTTAGAAGATAATGACGCAGACTGAATTAAAAGTATCTGCTCGCATTAAAAAGATACTCCAAGACAAAGTAACAGAACACAACGAAGATAATCCTAAGTACAGAGCAACCTTAAGTATGTTGATATCTTGCTTTAACAGAGGTGTAGGTGCTTACAATACTAATCCACAATCGGTTAGACCAACAGTTACATCTTCTGACCAATGGGCGTTAGCAAGAGTCAATGGACTCTTATACGCTTTGCGAACAGGTAAGTTTAAGAATAAGCCGTATGACACAGACTTGCTACCTAGAAACCACCCTCTAAGCTCAAGGAAAAACCTCGCAATAAATTCTACTCCTACTGCATATACGGTAGATACAGAGATAGAGAGTAGTAAGGATAGTTCTAGTGTATCGTCTACGATACAGTTTCAGTCTGATTTAGATACTGATACAGAGGAGTTGGAAATGGTCGGAGAGATAGACACAGGCGTAAACGGAACTCTTAAAAAAGGAAAGTACGATGACCTGAATTTCTCGATACCTAAAGGAGTTAAGAGACAAGCCGAGCAGGGACTGGCACTACGCAAGAAGTTTGGTCGAGGTGGTACAAGCGTTGGATTAGCAACGGCTCGCTATCTTGTCTCCAATACAAAAGCCTCGCCTGAGAAGGTAAGACACATAGCTAAGTACTTTCCTAGACACGAAGGAGACTTAAGTAGCCAAGCCCATAGAGACTACATAGCAGGAAGAACTGATAGAGCTACGAACGGTTGGATTGCTTGGAAGCTATGGGGTGGCAGTAGTGGAAGGACGTGGAGTGAGAAGCTAGTAAGAGCTATGAACAAGAGAGATGAGAAACAAAGTACTGCGTCAGAACTGGTACGGAGACATAAGCTCAGAACAGAACAGGAAGCAGAGTACAGGTACAATCGTCTCAGCTCAGTAGAAGTCAAGCAAGGTATCTATCGGAACTATGACGCTATGTTACGGAACTGGGAGAAGTGGTACACGGATTACTTCTTCGGTCTGTTGCGTAGTCAGAATGAAAAAATCACGAGAAGTATGAGGCGAGGGAGAGATAACCGTGCATACAAAAATTCCATTTTGAATGGACAATCTCCGATTTTGAATAAGTTGATTGATGACACAACAAACGATTGGAAGGTTGACTTGTATGATGTGTACTTATCTGAGGTGTATGACTTTAACTTATTCCAGTTTGGTATTCTCTTACCTGAAACTCTTAAAGGTTATTCTGAGATTGAAGATACAGATTTGTATGACTACAAGGCTAGAAGGAAAAACCGTAGTCAAGTAATAAACGAAGGCTACTACCCAATCCGAACTCGTGGTGGTGGAATAATTCCGACTGCTCAGTCTCCAATTCCTAGAACAAGATACAACCGACAAGCAGTTGCGTTTGTAAATCAATCATTAGACAACACACTTCCTGAATTAGCAAAGACCACTAAGGCAACCTTGAACAGAACAATCAGAAAAAGTATTGACGAAGCAGTCGAGCTTGGTCTAAGTGGAGACACAATGTATGAGTACATTACTGGACAAGTCGAGAACGCCTTACCGAAAAAGTTTATGGGTAGAGCTTCTACGATTGCTAGAACAGAAGGTGGTGCGTTGGCTCAGTTTGGTCAATATGACGCAGTAGAGAAATCAGGATTGATTACCGTCAAAGAGTGGCAGACACAATTCAACAATTCAAGAGACACACACATTCAAGCAGACGGACAAGTTGTAGGGCAGAATGAATTATTTGTTGTTGGTGGAGAGAGAGCCGAATATCCAAAAGCACCAAACCTTTCTGCCAAAGAAACAATCAACTGTCGGTGCAACGTAATTTATCGTGAGGCAAGTCCCAACGGCTAAAGAAGTCGGTAAGCACAAAAATTTTTTTCAAACGAAAAACCCACCGAATGAACGGTGGGCTTCCGAGTTTCGATTAAGCGTAAACTAATCTTCTTTTGGTAAAGTCTGAATACCCATTAAGTAATCTTTAATAAGTTTCATACCGTCAACAAATCCTTCGTCATAGGCAGATTGTGTTTGTGGGTAGCCACCGAATAAAGACTGCTCAGGAATCTTTGAGTAATCTTCCTCTCGAACTTCTTTTTCGATTTTTGCTATTTCTTTTTTAATTGCTTCTAACATTATTTTTCTCCTCTGTTTATTTCTAACTCGTTTATTTCTTTCCATTTATCCCATAAGTAAGTTTCCATACTTTTACTATATCCTTCTTCGCTAAAACCTGTTCCTAATAAATCCATATAATCAAGGCTTACCTCGTTTAACTTTTCTAATAATTGTTTTTCTATTTCTGTTTTAATTGTAAAGGTGTAGCTACCACCTCTGCCTCTAGCTTTAAAAGTTGTTTCTATATTGTTGTATATGTTTATTAATTCGTCACGGGTGTATTGTTCGCCGTTATCTTTTACTGTTTTATTTTCTAGTAATCTTAGTACGGCTCGGTCTAATGGCTCGTCTAAAATATATAAGGTATTCCCAGTGTCTCGCTTCGACAATTCCTCTGCCAGTTTAACGCGCTGGGCTTCCCCTCCTGAAAGTGTGGTGGCATTTTGACCTAATTTTATATAACTTAAACCCACGTTTAAAAGCGTTTTTAATTTTCTTTCGATCACAGGAATAGCACTAAAAAAGTCGTAGGCTTGTTCAACTGTCATCGATAAAACGTCATGTATATTTTTATTTTTGTATTTTTATACATATTTGTATACTTTTGATGATGTATTTATCCATATACGTATAAAATCTTAAAAAAGATGAGAAACAAAAGACAACTTCTAATAGAACAACTGGATCAGAAATTAGTAAAATTTCAAGACGCAGCCATGGTCCTGGTTCCATCAAAAGGCTGGATTAATACTATCCGGACCACTATTAATATGACTAGGGACCAATTGGGGACCAAACTTAAAATGACCAAAGGAGCTATACAAAAGATTGAAGAAAGAGAAGCTTCAGGCCAAATTACAATCAACAAGTTGAAGGATGTGGGACAAGCGCTGGACATGAAATTTGTATATGGATTTGTTCCTAATGACGGATCCATTGAAAATTTAATTAGTATAAAATCAGAAAATTTAGCCAGAAAAATAGTCTTGAGGACCAATCAAAATATGAAATTAGAGGACCAAGGCATTGGAGAAGATAAAATTAATAAAT